TCGAACAAAACACCCCTCCACGGCTGCTAAAACGTCATTAATCGGGTCATCGGCTGAACCACCCCACTGGCTAGTCCCCGACAGGGTAACCGTGTTAGCTGCCGGATAGCTAGCTGAATTGAAGACTATTGCCGCTGTTCTTGCTTCTTGTGCCAGGTTTAACCAGCGAGCAATAAATTCCGTTTTGTCCCTCATTAAGTCCAGTGGTTTGTCTTGATTGTCGATCGCTGCTTGCGATACCCAACCCTCTAACGCATGGTCTTCGACTGAATAATTATCCGTCGAAAGGTCATAGTCTACTTCGTTAGCATAGGCTGTCGGTCCAATGGCGTCGGCATATATCCTATGCAGGTCGTCTTTGGAATAAACATAATACTTATCGCTGCGTTTTGCCACTTTAATTTGCGGCAAAACCTTTTGCCAAATGACATCCGGCGCTGGATAAGCAATCGAGAGATTAGTTAGTATTTGGTCTACATGTACTTCTGTTGTTGATGGCATTGTTCCTCACCTCCTAAGAAAATGATGGCTGTATAAGCACGGTGGCGATGTCGCTTATCACGCCGTTAGCCATTGCTATTCCGATAGTATACACACTTGAACCAGCACCGGTAGTTGCGTTTTGGGTATACGCTGCGGCAGTGTTCTCTGTGTGTGTATGTCTTGTTGCTACAACGGCACGTCCGCTGGCGTCTGTCGTTAAAGTGTCGCCTTGCGTTACCGTACCACCATACTCAACATATGAGATACCGCTTAACGCCACATCAACCATAGCATTGTCAGCAACCGTTTCCTGGGCTATACCATAAAGCGGCTGTGTTGCGGCACTAGCCTGTGCAGCGTCATCCTCAGCCGTACCTTTTGTTATGATACGATATTTAGTAACAGCGCTATCAGCTCTAAAGTTCTTTGTTAGCAATATATTGGGTCCTTGCGACATTTAAACCACCCCCAGGTGAGCTTTTGCAAGGTCAGGATTTTCTTTCTGCGCCAGTGTAAAAGCTTCCACGTAAGAAAGTTTTGGATTTTCTTTACGAGTTGCATCAATAACATCGCTAAACGTTAGTGTGTCACCTTTTCCACCACTGGCACCTCTTTCTGTTAAATCAATGCGAATAGGAAGTCCTTTAATAAACTCCTCGGCACGATCTATTGAAAAAGCTGCGGTTAAATCATCAAAATCACGCATATACTTTTCTTTCTCTTTCGGCTCAATCTTACCATCGGAAAGAGCTACATTTATAACATTATTCTTGCGCATTTCATGCAGGTCTTTCTTAGCTTTGCTACCGTCAGCAGCTGCCGCCTTTAACTCGGATAAGTCTTGTGCCGACAGTCTAATACCATCAGTAGTATCAGCTTTGTCAGCTAACTCTATTTGCTTTTTAAGCTCACTGACTTGTTCACTGAGCGCGGTTGTTTCTGTCTTAAAAGATTTCGCGTCCGCTACTAATTTCTCAACAGCAGTTTCGATGTCATCTTCCGGCGACAAATTCAACAGCTTTCTGAGTGTTTCTTCATTAATCATTGCTTTCTCCTTTCTAATTGTCTCACTGTTTTTAATTTCAACACTCTTCATATGGTTATCCAGTACCTTTTTCGCCGCGGCTTTTTGTGCCGGACTTAAGTCTGTCTGTTCCAATCGTTGAAGAGCATTACGTAAATGCGGCATATCAATAGCGCCGCTTTTATCACGGTAGGGTAGGTGCCTAAGACTACGGGGAACTGTTTTCCCATCGCCGTCTTTTTCCCCACCCGACTCGATAAACGCAAAAGAGCTATCAGGAAGTGCATTAATATAAGCGCGCGTCCACTCCGCCGCTTCAATGTCTAATTCACTACAATAAACAAATTCATATGAGCCGTCATCAGATAAAGATATAGCAGGCATTGCTAATACCGGTGTATTAGTAAGCGCTCCGCCGACAAGCACGTTTTTGTATGTTTTCCCGCTGACAGGGTCTTTATGCGAGCTAATGGCTGCGCTAAAATAACGGTAGATACCCTCACCCAGTAGTTTTTCCCCAAGCGGTGTCCATTCAATATTGGCATAAATAGCATTCTTTTTGGCGCTAAGGCTTTTTATCCACCCGGTTGCTTTGTCCCTATCGTGATTTTGGTCAATAAATACTTCACGCTCAAGCACATTATTGTTAAAATTTTCGACAACTTGGTCTGCCAACTCTTGGGTAAGCGGCAATTTACCATACTTCTTGGTATTCCAAACACCAATCGGAAAAACCATTACATTTGATAATTCCATTTTACTTTTTTACCTCCTTTTTAATATATATACCTAGATTATGGCTTTGTCCACTATCACTGATAGTACTATAAACCGTTTCGCTTATATTATCCGCTTCTAATTCAGCTTCATAGGCACGACCTAAGACAAACAGCTGGTTTACCGCCATTGACGCCAATTCACTGATTGATTGGTCTGAAAGATTGTCTAAAGTATCTTTAACCTTGGCTGCCAACTCTGCATTAGTAAGTTTTTCATCATTTGTTAACCCTACCCTAATTGCTTCTTGTCGTAATTCATCTGCTAAGTATGTCGCCAACCAAAAGGCAAACGCCTCTGCTTTTTCTTTTTCCAGCTTATACTGCTCCCCGTTTGGTATCGTTGGTGAGTGGCTTTCATTTAAAGTAATATCATTTGTGTCCTTGCATTGTTTAAGTAATTCACTGTGTACCTGTTGACGCCCAAAATTAAATACTCTTTCCAGAACAACCTTTGCCTGGTCTCTTAAAGTATTTTTGTAAAGAACGCCAATATTGGGTAGAGAGTTTAAATCATTTTTATCTAAAGATAATTTAATTTGTTCCAGCAATGCCGCGCTTTGTTTAACCCTAATATCTTTGGCTGCTGCCTTAATGTCGGTTACTGCTTGTGAGAGAGTAGCATTAATGGTATCAATATCCATAAATGCTTCATATGCCGATAATAATGGTTCCGATGTCGGCTTCTTTGGCTCATCAACTGGTGCGTTATCCTTAGTTGGTATGTCTTTAACAGGCTCATTTTTAGCAGCTTCATTGTTTGCTTTCGCGTCCTCGTTAACATCAGGTAATTCATATAAGGCTCTTATCGTATCTTCAAGGTCGCTATCCGGTTTAATCGCGCCCGATGTAATCAGTTCGGAAATCGAGCGGGATAAATCAACTAAATTATTAGCTTGAAGTCGTGAAAATCCTAACTTCGGGTAATTTTTTACATCAAAATTAAGCTCAACCAGCTTAGGAATAAGATATTTGTTGACTACTTCGGAAATAAAGTTAGCTACTGCCTTCAGAGAAAGGTAATATGGCTCAATTAACGACTCCGCCACAGCTCTGGCACCTCTATCAGTTGTTCCCAATAACATAAAGTTCATAAGCATTGCACTGGATATTTCGTGGTTAAACGCCTGGATAAGCTCGGTGGCCGGAGCCCAAGTGCCGGTAGTTTTCTCAATACCAAACTTCCAGCCATTATAATAATATAAATAGCCCTTTTCGTGGCTTCTAATATCCTGTAATATCTGTTCAGCTCGCTTTTCGTCTTCTTCATTAGCACCAAATGGTAGCTCAAAGTAAGGTATGCCCATAGCAAAGCGCTCATAACCCATATTTTGTACCAGTTCCGCATTTTTCTTAAAAAACCAGGGCTTAAAAACACTTCTAAGTATCGACTCGCCCTCAAAATAGTCACCCTCTTGGTTTAGTGTCCAAATAAGTAACTTATCTTTTGGTATTTCCGGAAACTGAAAACGCCCTTGTTTATAAACTTGCTGTGTCCAGCTGACTAAATTATCATTTTCATCTAAGTTCCATTTAAAAGAAGTATGGGGTAAACGTGGTGCTATCTTTTTTAGCGCCCTGACCTCATAACTTTTTTTACTTATATCATCATAATAGGTAACAATGTCACCCCAAACCGGTTCAGCCACGGAAAAACCAAAGTCGAGGCAAAGAAGCGCATTTTCTAAAAAGGAAGAAAAGGAAGTTTCCATATAGTCAAAAAGTATCCAGTTAACAAAACGTGCTACTAAGTTGTCTTCTTCACTGGACGAGGCGGCATTCACTCGCCATACACAACTTTTAAGGGGATATTTCAGTAAATTCATTGTCATTTTAATAATCGGATCACTTTTGCGCATTTCGTTATAAACATCAAACTTAAGAGTGCCTTTAAGCTTGTTGTTGTACTCGGCAAAGTTGTCAATTAAGAAACCACCGTAGTTGGTCGTTCCACTACCGCCAATTTCCGGTGAACGTTTTTTGTTTGGCTCTTGTTTTTTACTTCTACCTATTTCAAATGACCCGATTTTCACATTTCTTCCTTTTTAGAATTTAATAAATTCCTGACCCCTGGTGATAGCCAGGTGGTCACTGTCTTGTTTTGGAAGTGAAAAATCACCTCTGAGTCGATTAAGACAAAAATAGCGTACCACATCCATCATATGGTCAACAGCTTTACTTGTGCCTACATATTCCCACGAATAAGACGTAATTTCTTTGACAAAGTTGGGGCAACGCTCAGCCACAACATAAAATCTGGGGCTATTTCTTGTGCTTGTAAAGGGTGATAAGTGATTAGGATCAACGCTAAGGTATGAATTTACTCGTTCAATACCAGCTAAAATATCGTTTTTGGCTATTACAGTATTAATATCTGCCATTGCGTACAAGTCCTGGATAGACGTAAGACCGTCGTCATAACTATTTCCTCTAATCACATTTTGATTTTTCGCCCGTGCCGAGGGGTCAATAAAGCGAATAAGGGGTTGAATACCACGTTCGGCGCTTTTATCAATAATTCTAGCGATTGATAGCTCCTTTAGCTTGATTAATTCAGCTATTTCAGCCACACCGGTCTTTTGAGCATAAATCTCATCGAAAAGAACAATATCACCACTGGGAGTAAGTGTAAAGAAACCTACAGCGGTAGTCCCACCGGTGCCCGGATCAATGGCTTCATAAATAGGAGTTGGAGTTTTAGAGTACAAGTCTTCGAACTCGCCTCGTGATATTGCGTGGGTGTCGTA